CTATACCTACAGTTCTTTGCACTCGTCTTAGATATTCCCAAATCAAACTATCAAGTGATTTATTCATATCTTTAGTATGCTCTGCTAATCTACGCATTGTTTTTACACAAATTGGTAAATTAGATTCTGTATGCCACAAGAGTTCGATTTCTTTATTAAGGTCATCAACTATATCAACAACTTTTTCAACCAACTCTTTATTACTTACTTTGCAAATATAAGCAACAGTTCTATAGATATGTAACAATCTATCTTCATTTGCTCTTACTTTTGAAAATGATGTCCTAAGAGGGTTCAAACTATCAAAAGCGATTTGCAATTTAGTTGCACCATTATTTAGCCAACCTTTAGTTTCTGTACTCATTCTTCTTCTCCCTTCTGAGTATTATTAGTTATTTTGTTTTGAACAAAGTAAGAAAACTCTTTGCTCTCTTGCTCTGTTCTTTTTTTGTTATAGATACTAGATTCTCTGTTTGACCAAGCAGAAAACACTTCTAGTGAATTTCTGTAGCCACGAACATCTAGCTCGATAGTATCTTCCAAGACAAGCTCTGCGTCTCGGAAATTTTTAAAGTCTGTGTAATCTTGTTTAAAAGATTTCAAGACTTGATAAGTAAATTTTTTCAATTCAACTCCTTTTATATTTTTCATTCATAATCTATGATAGCAGAAACTCTCCTACTTGTCAAATCTAAGATTTTTATAATAGAAGATTGACAATCTAAAAATCATAAATTATAATCCAACCAAGTTGATTAATTATAAAAAAGGAGTTGATGTGAAAATACAAATTACATTAGAACTAAACAATCAAGATATGGGAGAGAATAACAAAAATAAAACTGCTAAAGATTTCATAGATTTCTTTACAGGTTTTTTCTCAGATAAAAAAGGACACAAGGTTATAGAAGTAAAAGAAATATAAAAAAAGAATCTAAATGGTGTCCTAACAATGACACCGTTAGGATAAAGGAGTTGATATGTCATTACAAATAATTTATGACGAGATTAAAAAATTAGATAGAAAATTAAATTCTATGCAAAACGATATAAATATATTAAAGAAGGAGATAAAGAATGAAACACATAGAAGAACAAATTAAAATCCATAAATGGTGGGTAGCTAATAAAGAATCTATTAGGCAGAGAATCATAAAAGAATTTAATTTGCCAAAAGATTACAAGTTAGGAACTTGATATGAATAGACACCAAAGAAGAAAAGCTCAAAGCAAAAAAAGTGCCAACTTTGTTTATGGAAAAATAGGCGAGAGAATGCAAACTAAATGGAAGGCTTCCTAATGACTTACACAAAAAGAACAACATTTAAGTTCGATTGCCCTGAATGTACTTTGGAGTTAGAAGTAACACATTTGTATTGGTCTGCAATAGTTTGTTTTCATTGTAAAGCTGAAATTGAAAAAGAAGATATGGAGTTGAAAAAATGACAATCTTTGAAAACATAGAACAACTTTTCAATCACTTAGATTCTTACGAGCAGATTGAACACGCAGAGAAATTATTACAAAGAAGAAAATTAGAAATTGGATTGATAAGGAGAGAAGAAAAATGAAATATGAAGTTACCTTTGTAGGCAAGAAAACCTACACAGTAGAATCTTGGAAGGATTCTTTAGTTAGAGCTAGTGAAGATTTAAAAGTCATACACCCAAGTATGAATTTAGAAATCTTTAAATTGGAGTTAAAAAATGATTAAAAATTGCAGATGTCCTAAAGAAAAAAATTGTACAGGTCATTTAACTTTGCAAGAACAAAAATTACTTTATTCTTCATCTCAATTTATGAATAGGAATGTAGAAGATGATATTGTAATTGTTCCAACACCTGATTGTTTTCTTTGTAAACAAGAAGGTACAGTAGAAGTAATCAGAAAAGATTGGCACGAGTATCAATGGGATATACCTAGAAAAGAAGTAAGAGAATACTTCCCTTACTTAGATGTTTCAGGTTGGGAACAAATTATCTCAGGCTCACACCCAAAATGTTTTGAAGATATGTTTAAGGAAGAAGAATGACTTTTAAAAAAGAAAAGCACGAATGGAGTTATAGAATCCAATGCGAATTTTGTAAAGCAGGATTTAAAGATAGAAGTTCCGATTTAAAACACAAGTGCTAAACTAATCTTACTGAATAATCCAATTCCCTGTTTGATTCAGAGAAGCAGATATGAAGCAGACGCTTTGTTTCATTCATTCAACAATCAACTCCGAAGCGTCTGCTATCTGCTATTAATAGTCTTTTTCACTATAAATACTTGCATTACTTTTCAAACCTGTTAATCTTAGATTATGAATGAAACAAAAAAAACAGGTTGGTTTAAAATCGAAGGAGTTGATTTAAGAAACTCTTGCTCAGATTTTGACAATAACTTTGATATGATTGCAGGTAAAAAAACTAAGGTTGAAGATTTTATTGGTGGTAAAGCTACTTTTAAAATTGAGTTTATTGGTAAATTTGATATTGATACATTCCTTACAAATCCAAGAACTAATTGTTTTGCAACTTTTGAGTTCCCAAAAGGTTGGAGTCGAAAAAAAATGTTAGAAAATGCTTTAAATGAATTAGGATTTGAAACAGAACGACACGAACTTACAGATTGGGTACAAATTAAAGGACTAAAAAAATAAATAAGTAACAATCTAACAAAAGAAATTAAGCCACCTACATAGGTGGCTTTTTTGTTATAGTAATACCTATGGCAAGTTTATCTAATATAAGAAATGGTTTAAGTACACGATTAGCAACAATAACAGGATTAAATGTTTATTCTTATGTACCTGATTCTATTGAGCCACCTACTGCCGTAGTTGGAGTTATGAGTTCTTTGGAATATGATTCAACAATGTCTCGTGGCTCAGACATTTACAACATTCCACTTTACTTGTATGTTTCAAGAGTGGACGCTGAACTATCACAAGATTCTTTGGATTCATACCTAGACACAAGTGGTGCAACAAGTGTAAAATCTGCTATAGAAGGAGATACAACGCTTGGTGGAAATGTAAGTTCTGCTAGAGTTGTTGAAGCAAGTAATTATGGTGTTTATACTGTAAATAGTATTGATTACTTAGGCGTAGAATTTAGCGTGGAGATAATTACATAATGTATGAAGTAACAAATGGAATATCTGTTAAAGATAAATATTTTGCAAAAGGCGATATTGTCAATTCTAAAGACATTCCACAAAATAGTATTAAATGGTTAGTAGAACAAGGAGAGCTTGTTAAAATTACTAAAAACTATAAAGAAAAGAAATTGCACGAGATTGCTATGGATATGGCAAAGGAAGAAGAAGAATAATGGATAAAGAATTTAAGTCGATAGACTTTGCTTTAGACAATGAAGCAGAAGGAAAAGTTGAAGCAGTATTCTCAGTATTCAACACAATCGATTCAGACGGAGATGTAGTTTTACCAAACTCTCTAAAATCATTTAAAGGTTTAGAAGGCGAAGTACCAATGGTATGGTCGCACAAATGGGAAAATCCTATTGGCAAAGGACGAATAGTTCAAGATAATGACAAAGCAACATTCAAAGGCGAGTTCATTATGTCATCAGAGAGTGGAAAAGAAGCCTATGAAATTGTCAAAGCTATGGGAGATTTGCAACAATGGTCTTTTGGTTTTCAAGTTGATGACGCAGAAGAAGGAACATTTAGCAAAGACGGAAAATCTACAAATGTTAGGTATATAAAATCTGCTACTGTTTTTGAAGTATCGCCTGTTCTTGTTGGTGCTAATCAAGAAACTTATACAGTTGCAGTTAAAGAACAAAAAGAAAAAGATTTAAAAGATGTGAATAGTGGTCTTAGATTCACAGATGAAGCTGATAATGTGCTTAACACAATTAACAGTTTCATTGATAGAGCAAAAGAACTTACTTCTTTACGCTTAGAAAAAGGCAAGACACTATCAAAGTCTGCTCAAGAATCACTTATGCAGATTCAAGACCGAATCCAAGAAGTCTATAACGATTTAGACTCAATACTTGGACTTGGTGGAGAAGAAGTAGAGCAACCTAAAGATGATTTTGACTCGCTTTGGTTAAATACACAAGAAGTCTTGGCAAGAAGTCAAGGCATAATTAATGAAGGAGAAATAAGTTAATGAGTAAATTAAATGAACTCAATCAACAACTCCACGCATTGAGAGAAACTCAATTCGAAGCAATCAAAGAAATGAAATCCACTTTTGAAGGTGGCTCAGAAATTTCTGTTGAGAAAAAACAAGCTATCGAAGATAGAAATATCGAAATTGAAAAACTCAATGAAAAAGTTAATGAATTAAATGCTCTCTCCATTGAAGAAGCAAGACTTGAAGAAGCATTAGAAAAAGGTAAAGAAGTAAAATCTATGCCAATCCACAATGACGAGCCTAGAGAAGTTAAGAAAACTTTAGGCGAACAATTAAGAGAATCTAATGCCTTCAAAGGATTTATGGAAAATGGACAGAAAAATATTAGTTCTGAACTTAAGTGGAATCCAAAAGTTGAATTAAAAACAACTTTAACAGAATCAGGTTATCCACCTGCAGTAGTAAGGTCTGATTTAGTCGTTCCAACGGCTACATTAAACCCACTACAAATTCCTGACTTAATTGATACAATCACAACTGATAACTATCAATATAAGTATTTGGAAGAAACAACATTCACTAACAACTCAGGTGCTACTGCTGAAGGCTCAGCTTTAGGCGAAAACGCACTTGCTTTTACAGAGAGAACTGAGAGCATTCGTAAGATTGGCTCATTCTTGCCTGTAACAGAAGAATTGTTAGCAGATGTTTCAGCAGTTGGTGGTTATCTTGACTCAAGATTACAAACAATGGTTAGACTTGCAGTTTCAAGTCAAATTATGGAAGGTAATGGTACTGCACCGAACTTAACAGGTATCTTGAACAAATCAGGAATCAATACTTTTGATTATTCTGCTTTTGCAGGAAATCTAAAGAGAATCGGTCAAGTATTTGAAGCTATTACTGAAATTCAAAAAGATAGCTTCCTACAACCTGACGCTATTGTTATGCACCCTTCAGATTGGTATCAACTCGTTACTGAAGTCAATGCAGTTACAACAAGTGGTAGTTTAAATCCACTTTTTGTCGGTGCAGGAAACTTCGGTGGTGGTGTTGCACCTACACTTTGGGGATTACCTGTAGTAGCTTCAACTGAAATTGCTAGTGGTACTGCATTAGTTGGTGTATTCGGTGGTGGACAAGCTATCCATATTGTCGCAAGACAAGGTATGGAAGTTGCTATGTCTGATTCACACGACGCTAACTTCACAAAAGATATTGTTGTTATGAAGGCAACTGTTAGAATGGGTCTCCCAATCTACAGAGCAACTGCATTCTGTTCAATAACAAACTTCTAAGAAATTAGATTATGGTTTTGATGTCTCATTCGTCTTATGAGAGTGAGACATCAAACAAAAAGGAAATTATGATATTAAAAAAAGATATATGGATTAATGAAGAAGGATTCTGTGCTGAATCTGAAGGTGGATTACCTAAAGGTTGGAGAAAAGGTAAACTTGTTGGAAAAGCAGGTCAAGAAATTTCTGAAGCAGAATACAAAGCTCTTAAATTCGTAGAAATAAAAGCAAAACAACCAAAAGAAAATAAAGCAAAGTAGGTCTTAAATGGCAGGTCAGTATATTGATAAAGCTGATTTAAAGGCATACATTGGCTTATCAGGAACGGCACAAGATGACAATATTGATAATGCCATTGACTCAGCTTGTAGATTAATAGATAAAATTTGTGGTAGAAGATTCTATCAAGATAGCGTAGTTAATGCTAAAACTTTTACACCAAATAATAGTTTGTATTTAGAGACACCTGATATATCTACAACAACAGGTCTCATTGTTAAGTTAGATGATAATGATGACGGAATTTATGAAAAGACTTTAACAATTAATACTGACTTTATAGTTGAGCCAACTAATCCTAGAATAAATAGAATCATTGACGGCACAACTTACTACGAGCCTTACAATAAAATTACAATTCTTGATACAAGAAGTTCAGAGAGATTTGACCCAACAATAAAAAGTAATGTCCAAGTAACTGCTAAATGGGGTTGGACTAAAATTCCTTCAGATATAATTACTGCAACTCTTATTCAATCACTTCGTTACTTCAAAAGAAAAGATACTCCATTCAATACTTATGGAGATGTTAATACAGGAGTTCACGAGCTATTTGCGAAGATTGACCCTGATGTTCAAACACTACTTAAAGGACTTAAAAAGACCACTTTAAGTGGTGTAATTCTATAATTTTTTTTATTTTTTTTCTAAAACCCTATAAACATTGAGCTTTTTTTTCATATTTTTTTGATAAATACTTGCAATATAATCAAAGATTATATAATATTTAAGTATGAATGAAACAGTAAAATTAAACTTCAACAATCCTGACGGTAGTTTTAATCGTGATAAATGGCTTGATTTTATGAATACTAAAATTGATAACATTGGTTTTTATTCAGCTTGGACAGGTAATACTGCAAAAATTGTTAATCAACAATCTAAAGATATTAATTTTTTTAGGTGTGTTTTACTTGATGACGAAGATAAAAGAAATTTACACGGTATGATTTCTCACTATACAGACTTTAGTTCTAGAACTAAAAGTTTTTATGGTGCTGATAGGTGGGATAAAGAAAAAGGTTGGGTATATCCAAAAAATGAAAAAGAGTTTGGTAATAGCTTTTATATTTTTATGAATAATATTAGAAATAATCGATTAAATGATTTACCAAAAGAAAGAACACTTTTTAAAGTAGCTATGTACAAAAAAGTACAATTTGTTCTTTATATGCCTGAATACAATGCAGTAAGAACACTTGGGTATTGGGAATATGCAGGATTAGGTCTTAAAAAATATATCTACTTCAAGTATGAAAACTATCTTAAAAAACTAGGAGTCCTTTAAATAATTGTTAGTATGTCTTTATGGCAACTAATAAGAACTTCCAATTTCAAGGAATGACAGAAATAAAAAGAAAACTTACTAATGCAGGTTTTACTTTAATTCCTTTGCGTCATCTTATGAATGAACACGCAGAAGTAATTGTTGAAGAAGCTAAAAAAGTAGTTCCTGTTGATACAGGTGCATTACAGAAATCTATTGGATTTAAAAGTGTTGCTATGGTTGGTAGGCTTCCAACTTCAATTAAAGTAGAAGCTACTGCACCACACTCTAAATTTGTACACGGAGATTTTAAAAGATTACCAAGTGGATATTCATTACCACCAAAAAGAAATAGACAATCTTGGGGTAGTAAGTCTTGGAGAACTAGACCACATTATCCACCACTTCGTCCAATAGAAGAATGGGCAAGTAGAAAAACAGATGTCAATGCTTATTCTGTGGTACACTCTATCAATGAGCGTGGAACTCCATTAGTTCCATTCTTACTAATAGCCGAAAAGAATACGAGAAAAGATAGACGCAAAATTACTCAAAAAGTTTCAGCAGAAATTTCTTTGGCTTGGAAATTAAAAAGATAAGTGTAATATAAGGAGTAATATGCCGAAGCACAATTACGGTGGCAATAGGTCATCAAGAAGAAGAAGTAGTGGAAGCAGAAGGAATAAATAAATGGCATTTGTACACGGAAAAGAAACAAAAGTTTATATTAATGAAAATGATTTAAGTTCATACTTAAATACTGCTGACCCTACTAGAACAGTTGATGTTGGCGAAACAACAACATTTGGAACATCAGGTGGTGCAAAAACTTATATAACAGGTAGTGCTGACGCAACGGTTTCATTTGGAGGATTTTTTGACCAAACGGCAGATAATATAATTCAAGGTTTAGTCGGAACTAACGACAAGGTTGCTCTCATTGGATTTGACGGTGTAGACGCAACAGATAAATGTATGTTTGGCAAAGGTGTAACAACCAACTATGGAATATCAAGTCCTGTTGGAGATGTTGTTGCAGTAACTTTTGACTTACAAGCTAGTGGATTCTTTAGTGGAAGTGTTCTTGAAAATGCCACAGTTACGGCAACAGGTAACGGAACTGCTAGAGATAACACAAGTTCTACTGCAAATGGTGGTGGTGCTTTTATAATTGCAACATCAGTATCAGGAACTACACCAAGTTTATCTGCTAAGATACAACACTCAGCAGATGATGTAACTTATGCAGACTTGGTAACATTTACTGCTTTAACTTCAGCAGGTGCAGAAGTAAAAGAAGTTGCAAGTGGTACAACTGTAAATAGATACTTAAAAGTTGTTTATACTGTAAGTGGAACAACTCCAAGTTTTGATGTTATAGTTGGATTTGGAAGAAATAATTAAGGAGAAGAAATATTATGGCATTTGTTCACGGTAAAGATTCAGTTTTTAAACTTGATAATTCAGGTGGAACTTTAACTGATATCTCAAGCTATGTAAATAATGTAGACTTCCCTGAGACTGCTGATGTAAGCGAGACAACAACGCTAGGTGCGTCAGCAAAAACCTATATAGCTTCATTAAGCGATTCTACGATTTCTTTATCGGGTCTATGGGACGCTACTGCTGACGCTATATTTGGTGCAGTTGTTGGACAATCAGCAACTTTGTCTTTTGAGTATAGCCCTGAAGGTACTGATTCAGGTAAAGTGAAATATACAGGAGAAGCTATTTTAACTTCTTATGCAATTTCAAGTCCTGTAGGGGACGCAGTTGGCTACTCAGCAGACCTACAATGCTCAGGGTCAATTACAAGAAGTACTCATTAATAGTAAAAAGGAGAGCTAGGCGTATGGCTAAGATTTTAAACTTAGATGACATTAAGTCATTACCTGATGTGCCAACTAAGACTATTGATATTCCACAATGGAATGTATCAATTAAAGTCAAAGGCATATCAAAGAAAATGCAAATTGAACTCGGTAGATTAATTAATGGCAAGGAAACTGACGCTTTTGATTACCAAAAGGCTTTATTAAAAGCAAGTGTAGTTGAGCCTGAATTAACTGACGAAGCAATAGATGAGTTGTATAACAAAGACGCAACAGTTATTGATATGATATTTGCAGAACTAAATAATATTAATGGAGTAGGAAGCGAGATAGAATCGGCATTAGCCGAAGATTTCAAAAGCGAATCCTGATTTAGTTTTTCAATTCAGATTAGCTCGTGATTTAAGAATGACAGTTGGCGAACTGCGAACTAAAATGTCATCATTAGAGTATTCACAATGGGCTACATTTTATTATGTAGAACAACAAGAGAGAGACAAACAACGAGCTATGGCAGAAGCAGAAGCTAAGAAAAGGAAGATGAGATAATGGGTAGTTCAAATATCCTTATCAGGCTCGTATTAGAAGGTTTTAATAAAGCTAAAGCCCAAATGAATAATTTGGGTAAGCAAACAGATGATTCATCAGGTAAATTAAATAAGTTTGGTACAGTTGCTAAAATAGGTGCAGTTGCAGTTGGTACAGTTCTTGTTAAAGCATTATCAGAAGCTACAAGACAATTTATTGAGTTTGAAGATAAACTCAACCAATCTCTTGCAATTATGCAGACAACTGAAGAACAACAAAGGCGTATGGCTCAGGCTTCACGCCAAGTTGCAATAGAATCTCGTATATCTGCAAGTGAATCAGCAGAAGCATTTTTCTTCTTAGCGTCAGCAGGTTTAGACGCTGAACAATCTATATCAGCACTTCCACAAGTTACCAAGTTTGCTCAAGCAGGTATGTTTGATATGGCACTTGCTACTGACTTGGCTACTGACTCGCAATCTGCATTAGGTCTTACTGTAAAAGACGCAGAACAAAACTTAGCAAACTTAACTCGTGTTACTGATGTACTTGTAAAAGCAAATACTTTAGCAAACGCTTCTGTTCAACAATTTGCAGAAGCATTAACAACTAAATCAGGCTCGGCTTTAAAGATTACAAACAAATCTATCGAAGAAGGTGTTGCAGTTCTCTCAGCATTTGCAGATAGAGGTGTTAAAGGTGCTGAAGCAGGAGAGAAACTTAATCAGTTGCTTAGAGATGTAACAAGAGCAGTTGGTAAGAACTCAGAAGAATTTAAGAAATTTAATATCAATGTTGTCGATAACGAAGGCAACTTAAAGAACTTAGCAGATGTTATTGATGAATTAGATAATGGAATGTCAGGTCTATCTGACCAACAAAAAGCAGTATTGCTTGATACATTAGGACTTAATCGTGGTGTAGCAGACGCAGTTAAAATCTTATCAGGTGCAGGAGACCAAATACGAAAATATCAATCTGCATTAGAGGACGCAGGTGGAGTAACACAAGAAGTTGCAGATAATCAAGTTGACTCTTTACAGGGACAATTAGAAATACTTAATAGCAAATTTTCTGAGTTAGGTTTTATTATTCTTGACGAATTACAACCTGCTTTAGATACTGCAATAAAAGGTATGAGTGGATTATTAGATGACATAATACTTCTTACAAAAGAAACTGATGAATTAACAAGTTCTGAACAAGATAGAGCAGATGAATTAACAAAAATGGGTCTTATAATGACAGGTGTTAATTTTTCAACTGCAAATATGCTAGTAGAAAACGAAAAACTTAAAAGACAACAACTTGAACAAGCAAGTAATATGTCAAGGTCTTACAAATTCTTCCAAGATTTAATTATTGCTCACAAAGATTTAGCTAGAAATACTCACGAACTTGATAGAGAAACAGGTGTATTAAATAGAACTAAAGAAGAATCTATTGATATAACTGAAGAAGAAATAGATTCAGAGAAAAAACTTGCAAGAGATAGAGCAACGGCAGGTCTTGACGCTTTGAGAAGTCTTAATGACGCTTATCAAAATCTTAGAGATATAGAACAAGATAGATTAGACCTAGTTGATAAAGAAGCTAAAGCACTTATCAAACTTAATAAAGCTAATAAAGATTTAGAAAATGCAAATGACAAAGTTAATAAGGCTAAAGAAGAATTTGAAAAAGTCTCAGGTCTTGGTGCAAAAGTTACTAATGAAGAAGCCTTAGCTATTGCTAGACAAAGAGATGAAATAAAACAATTAGAAGAAGTTGAAGAAAAATCTGAAATACAAAAACTTCAATTAGCAGTTGCTAGAGAACGCTTAAATGAATTAATTGAACAATCTACTGCTATAT